CAAAACCAATTTGATGCTATGGTTTCTTGGGTATTTAACTTAGGACCTGCTAATTTAAAAGCTTCTACTTTATTAAAAGTATTAAATGCTAAAGATTATGAAGGCGTACCAGCACAAATAAAAAGATGGAACAAGGCTGGAGGCAAAGTTTTGCAAGGTTTAATAAGAAGAAGAGAAGCGGAATCTTTGTTGTTTGCAGGCAAAGAATGGCATGAGGTTTAACAATGCCGTTGCAGAAACTTACATTTAGACCAGGTATTAACAGAGAAGGTACTGCTTATGATAACGAAGGCGGTTGGTTTGATTGTAATTTAGTTCGTTTTCGTAAAGGTAGACCAGAAAAGTTTGGTGGTTGGGAAAAAACAACAACTAATACATATCTAGGTACAGGCAGGGCTTTGCATCCTTGGATTTCTTTAGAGGGTACTAAATTTTTAGGACTAGGTACAACTTGGAAATATTACATAGAAGTAGGTAATGCTTTTAATGATATAACACCTATAAGAGCTACTACATCAGCAGGTGATGTTACGTTTTCCGCATCAAATGGTGACGCTACAATTACTGTAGCAGATACAGCTCATGGTGCTGTCAAAAATGATTTTGTTACTTTTAGTGGTGCTGCAAGTCTAGGTGGCAATATTATAGCCACTGTTTTAAATCAAGAGTATCAAATATCAAATATAGTAAATGCTAATAGTTATACTATTGAAGCGAAAGATACGTCTGGTGCTACTGTGACAGCCAATGCTTCTGATTCTGGCAATGGAGGATCATCTGTTGTCGGTGCTTACCAACTCAATGTGGGATTAGATGTATATGTTCCAGGAACAGGTTGGGGACTAAATGGATGGGGACAAGGTGCTTTCGGTAGTACGTCTGCATTAAGTGATACCAATCAGCTTAGAATTTGGACGCATGATAACTTTGGTGAAGACTTAATAATAAATCAAAGAAACGCAGGCATATATAAATGGACTGAAAATGGTGGTTTGTCAGCAAGAGCTGTAGAGCTATCTGGTATTTCAGGTGCTAACTTAGTTCCTACTAAAGGCTTGCAAGTAATTACATCTGAAAAAGACAGGCACTTAATTGTATTAGGGTGTGATCCTATATCTGGTTCTGCCAGAACAGGAGCTATAGATCCTATGCTTATAGCATTTAGTGATCAAGAAAATGCACTAGACTTTGAACCATTATCAACTAATACAGCAGGATCTCTAAGATTATCATCTGGTTCTTCTATTATAGGTGGTGTAAAAGCAAGACAAGAAATACTTGTTTGGACTGATACAGCTCTTTACAGTATGCAGTTTATTGGACCACCATTTACTTTTGGTATTAATTTAATAAACGAAGGTACTGGTTTGATAGGCCCTAAAGCAGCAATAACTACTCCTAGTGGAGTTTACTGGATGAGTTATAACAACTTCTATACCTATAATGGTAGTGTGCAAACACTTCCTTGCTCAGTTCATAACTACGTGTTTACAGACATTAACCTAACTCAATCATTTAAAATCAATGCATTTACTATTAAAGATAAAAGTGAAGTAGGTTGGTTCTATTGTTCATCTAGTTCAGATGAGATAGACAGATATGTTATGTACAACTATGTTGAAGGAATATGGTTTTATGGACAACTATCAAGAACAGCATGGCTTGATTCTGGAATTGAAAACTATCCTAGAGCTGTAATAAACGGATATTTATACCAACAGGAAAAAGGTTTTGATGATGATGGTTCTCCTATGACCAATGTATATATTGAAAGTTCTGACTTAGATATAGGTGACGGTGAACAGTTCAGCTTCTTAAAAAGAATCATACCAGATTACAAATTTATAGAAGATCAAAATAATGGGCATGTAAATATTGTTTTAAAAACAAGAAACTTTCCAGGTGATTCTTTAGCAATAAACTCAACCAATGCAATAAGCTCTAATACACAACAAGCTTTTGTACGTAGTAGATCAAGACAAATAGCATTACGGTTTGAATCAGATGACAATGCAACAGATGACGGTAATCTTGGTATAGGATGGAGGTTAGGAGCTACACGTATAGATATAAAGCCAGATGGTAGAAGATGAGCAAGCTCTTACAAACTCAATTACCATTTGCTGCTGGTTCTGTAGATCCAGAACTTTTTAATCGTTTAGTTAGAATACTTGAGATTAACCTTGGTGCAATAGATCTTGATAACGTCAGACAGATAAGTGACCCAGAAAAAAATACACTTAAATTTAATGACGGTAGTATTATATGGAATACAACAGTAGGGGTATTACAGGTCTACACAGGTAATCAATGGATTGACATTGGAGAAAGAACACTAGAACAAGGTTTTGAGATGACAACTAGTGTTGGTAAGGTTACTATTAAGATAGCAGGTAGCACAATTATTAACCTATGATTAATACAGCAGAAGAAATAAAATATCAAACTAAAAACCTTCTACTTACTTATCCAAGCGATTGGTACATACAAAAAGATACTTTTGAAGCAGTAAAAAAATCTATAGAACCTATAGTTAGTTTTTATGAAGACAGTGGTGAAAACAAACGTCTAAACACTAAATTAGATAAAATTATTAAAGAGCCAGTAAAAGATGTTTATACAGTACCTTTCTTTTCAGAAAAGTTTTGCGACATATTATTAGACGAAATGAAGCACTTAGAAGACCATTTTGGGTTTCAACCCAACCCCGAAGAGGATGATTTAAGGCAAATACCAGAAATAACTTTTCAAGATAATTGTCCTGAAATCTTCCAATCTTTAATGCAAACAATATATACTATAGGCAATCCTATATTTTTGAATATTTGGAATCGCCATGTAGACAGTGGTGGAATACAAATAGCCAACTATAATTTAAAGGATAAAAAGCAAGGTGCTTGGCATCATGATGCAAGTGCTGATATTAGTATGGTAGTTCCTTTGAACACTGGAAAGTACAAAGGTGGCGGAACTGAGTTTTTGAAACGTGGTACAGTTGAGCCATTACCTACAGGCCACGCTCTAATTTTTCCGAGTTTTACTCACATGCATAGAGGACTTGCAGTAGAATCAGGAGATAGGTACTTATTAGTATTTTGGTTAAAATGTACAGAGGAATAATAGAGCATGAATAGAATAGACAACTCAGGTAAAGGCATAGCTGGTTTAGGTAGAAACGAAGACAGTATGCTTGCCCACGTAGCACCAGGAGAAATGGTAGTCCCACCAGTTATCTCTCCACAAACACAAGAAATAATTAAAAGAGAAATGATGTCTGCTGGACTAGATCCCAATGAATATACTGTGGGTCAAGGTATGTCTATCAACCCTATTACAGGTATGGCAGAGTTTGGTTTCCTTAAGAAGCTTGGTAAAAGTTTAAAGAAAGTAGTTAAAAAGGTAGCACCTGTTGCTATGTTTATACCTGGAGTTGGTACAGCACTCGGTGGAGCATTAGGTGGTCTAGGTGGACTAGCTACAAAAGGTTTAACTAAAATAGGTTTAGGCGGTGTTGCAAGTGGACTAGGTGGATTAGCATCAACTGCTGCAAGTGGAATAGCTGGTTTAGGCATACCTGGTATTTCATCTATAGCAGGTGGTACAGCAGGTGGTTTTGGTGGGATTATGGGCGGATTAACCAATCCTTTAGCTGGTGGTATGTTTGGAAAAACTGGATCTACTTATGCGGGTGGGCCTGCTGCTGGAAAAGGATTAGCTAATAGATTTGGTTTGGGAAGCGGCACACCAGGACAAGTTGCTGCATCTGGTCAAGCTCAACAAGCACAACAAGCACTTAATTCTATGACACCTGCTCAGATTGCAGCTAATCCACAAAAATTTGCTCAATTACAACAAATGGCTGCTGCTAGTAGCGGATCTCCTTTTGGAAATTTCTTTGGTGGAGGCGGTGGAGGAGGCGGAGGTCTTGGCGGTTCTTTAGGAATGGCTGCTCTTGCTGCTTTATACGGTAAAGCTGTTAAAGATGACTATTCACGTAAAGAAGGTGGACTCAAAGATATAAGGCAATCTGTAAGACCAGATCTTATGCCAGCTCCTACATTTACAGGTTTTGATTTAGGCGTTAGAAAGAATGCTGCTATGGGTGGCTTACAAGAACTACGACCTAAATTTGCAATGGGCAGATCAGTAATCGCTAACGAATTAGATATGCGTATGGGTGGTCCTTCAATAGGTCCAGGAACAGGTACAAGTGATGACATACCAGCCATGTTAAGTGATGGTGAGTTTGTAATGACTTCTGCTGCTAACAATGGTTTAGGTGGATTTAAAGTAACAAAGACAGAAACAGGTATAGAACTAATACCAAATGGTGAACCAAACAGACAGAAAGGTGCAAAGAATATGGATAAACTTATGAAAACCTTTGAGAATTTTAACAAAATAGGACAAGCATAATGCGTTTCGATAGAGGATCTATTATGGCTCCTATAGGTAGCCCTACTAAAATGACGGGCAGAGATCAAATGTCCATAGGTGGAATAGGTGGTAATTCAGATTCAAGAATAAGTGGTGGATTTATGCCACAACCAGCTTTTGATGACAAAGCATTAAGAGATAAAATTGGTGCTATAGAAAACAAATATTCAACTGGCTTTGATGAATTAAATAAAAATATAGGTAACATTCCTAGATTTGATGATTCTATCTTGCAAGACAGATTAAAAGCATTA